GCTTAGAGGCCAAAGTCTATCAGTTAATCACTCTGAATGGACGAGGAATCCTTCATAACTTCTATCTTAAGAATAGGAGAATAATAAATATTTAGATGAGTTCTCTCTCAAGGGCTCTTCCGAAACCTTTCCTTTTAGACAATAAGGGGCATGATTCTTTCTAAAAACACGCCACAAACCTTACGCTCCTTGAACCTCTTTGCGAGAAGTTCGGTCAGGTTATACTCAACGGAGAACAAGAGAATCTCTATAGTAGAAATTAAAAGGGTTAAAAACAGGACATGGTGAATGTCAAAAAAGCTTAAGACTTCAGTGTGCGTTATTTCTCAAAATGGACGCCTGAATAGAAGAGAAAATTCTTAAATATTCCTCATTCTCTCCCTACTACTTAATCAAGTAATTTATTGTTTAATAGAAACAAAGAAGTAGGTGGTATGTCTTAATATGTCGAAAGGCTCAGGTCTATTCTTCCAGACGATTTCCAGAATCTAGAACGCTTTGTTCCAGAATCCGGGACTCACTAGGAAATCACAAACGAGCTTGCCGAGCGTGCTTTCTTTGATTTTAAGAAATTCACTAGAGGGTCTAGGGACTGTATCCCAATGACCGAGAATTGTCACGATGATGGTTTCACGTCTAGAACGATAACTGAATATCGTAGAGCCAAACGTCTTGATCACGACGGTCAACAGGTTCCTTTCGGAGTGCCTATTAACGTGGTCATGAACGTCCCTACAGAGGGAAATAAGAATCGAATTGTGACTAAATCTCATCCTGGTTTAATCATCCAAGCTCAAGGGCTTCGTAAAGGGATGATGAAAATGCTATCTAAGGACAGTCGTGTTAAGACGGTTCTATTAGGAAAAAGGGAAGAAGCTCTTGACGAGCTGAAAGTTGGAAGTCACAAAAATATGTTCTTATCTTCTGACCTCTCGGCGGCATCTGACAGGATGTCGCATGAACTTTCCTTCGCACTTTGGTACGGATTATTCGACGTACTTACCGAATAGGAACTAGAAACACTCTCTTACTGTCTTGGTCCATAAATATTAGTGTACCCTGAAGAGACTGGCATTTAAAGTAGACTAAGTACCAATGGTATCTTAATGGGTCTACCGTTGACTTGGGTAACTCTGAACTTGCTTCACTTGTATTGGATTGAAGAGTCAGCCCTACGATCAAATTTAATGGTTCAAAGCACCTACACTAACACTAGAATTTGCGGAGACGATCTTGTCGCTCATTGGTCTATTAAACAGATTGATGAATATGAAAAACTAGTTGTGTAATCTAACGGTGCATTCAGTGAAGGTAAGCACTTTAAATCTTATGACTTCCTCGTCTTCACTGAAATAATAAAAATCAGTCATAGAATCGTCTTGAAAATTGAAAAAAGCACGGATGTTGACAACAAAACAATGTACGCCAAATTTAGTAAACAATTTGGAGATGTAAAGAGGTTTGTCGTTTAGAAACCTAAGCCTGTCAACTTCGTTCCCGTTAAGGGACTCTTGCACGATACTCTTTATTAGAGAAACTATAACACTGATGAAGAACCATGGTGGTTTAAAGTTGGCCCCGCCTTAGCAGCAACCGGAATCGCTCATAAATCCCCCGTCTATTATCGTCTGAGATTTAATTATCTTGAGTCGGTATTCAGACTAGCTGGAATACCTTACCAAATTCCGAGAGGACTTAATGGTCCTGGAGTCCCACCACTCAAAAAATAAGATCGTTTAGTAAGCAGCCTGCCTAAACACTGGTAAGCGTATGTCGTCAAATAGCTATGCTCTCGGTCGCCCAATCTATGGGTACACGATCGATAGCCGATCAGAAACCTAATTAGGAATCTATATGATGACATCCGAGGAGACGACTAATTTATTGACTATATCGTCTTACGTAAAACCCAGATGAA